ACGAATAAATACCCATAGGTGAACCTTATGGGTTATGTCTCATTTGATTATATCGAAGAAGAACGAAGTTTTTCTTCAAGTTAAAGCGGAACCTCATATCTATTACGAACTGGCGGACCAGTTTACGTTTGATGTTCCAGGCGCTAAATTTATGCCCCAATATCGTAACAAGTATTGGGATGGAAAAATACGCTTATTTAACACCCAGAATGGAGAGATATACGTTGGGTTGTTAGACAAGGTTATACAGTTCTGTAAGGACCACGGATACACCTATGAGTTCGTGGAGAACAAGTTCTATGGTCTTCCTTTTGAGGTCAATGAGATGATCTCTAAGGAGGGTGTGAAAGATTATATGAAGTCGATCTGCAAGTATGACCCTAGAGAGTATCAAATCGAAGGGGTATACGACGCTCTAAGGCATAATAGAAGGTTGTTGATAAGCCCAACTGCTTCTGGAAAGTCTCTGATGATATACTCTCTTGTGAGATATCACGTTGAGAGAGGACAAAATACTCTGATAGTCGTTCCGACGACTTCCCTTGTAGAACAGATGTATAAAGATTTTGCAGACTATGGCTGGGACGTAGGTTCATATTGCCACAAGATATACGCTGGTAGAGAAAGGGAAACTGATTCCCAAGTTATCATCACTACCTGGCAGTCCATCTATAAACTCCCCCGAAAGTATTTTTCTAGATTTAACGTAGTTATTGGGGATGAGGCACACCAGTTTAAAAGTAAGTCATTAATATCTATAATGACTAAACTTGGAGATGCAAAATTCCGTTACGGATTTACTGGAACGCTTGATGGTACCCAGACTCATAAATGGGTATTGGAAGGATTATTTGGTCCATCGTATAAGATCATCAGAACTGAAGAACTGATGAAAAAGGGTCATGTCGCTAAGTTGGATATCAATGTTCTTCTATTAAAGCATCCATCACATAAGTTTGAAAACTTCGAAGAAGAGGTTCAATATATTATCAACCATGAAAGGCGTAACAAGTTTATTCGTAATCTTGCTCTTGATCTCAAAGGAAATACTTTGATTCTTTTTTCAAGAGTTGAAGGTCATGGTCAACCACTTTTCGATTTAATAAATACTGGTAGTGTAGAAGAAAGACACGTTTTCTTCGTTCATGGTGGTGTAGCCACTGAAGACAGAGAATTAGTAAGGGAGATTACAGAGAAGGAAGACAACGCGATTATTGTCGCTTCATATGGAACATTCAGTACAGGTATTAATATCAAGAATCTCCATAATGTTATTTTTGCTTCTCCATCCAAATCTAGAATTCGGAATCTCCAATCTATTGGTCGCGTGCTCAGGAAAGGCAATAACAAAACAAAGGCAACTCTCTATGACATTGCTGACGACATTTCCTACAAGGCACGGCGAAACTATACACTTAATCATTTAATTGAACGTATCAAAGTTTATAACGAAGAAAACTTTAATTACGATATTGTAAACATACCCCTAAAAAATTAATATGGGCGAAGAATTTCATGCAGTAATAAAACTAGTTACAGGTGAAGAGATATTTGCACTAGTCAGTGTAGATGAGAATGATGGCGACCCTATACTTCTACTGATGAACCCAGTGGTTATGAAAGTTATGCGTAATCATGTAGGTCAGTATGTAAAAGTAAAACCTTGGATGGAAATCCCTACCGATGATCTTTTTGTAATTAAATACGATAAGATTATTACTATGACTGAAGTC